AGAGGGGAACGTAGTTCCCTTCACCGTAGGTTCTCTTACTCCCTTACCATTAAATTAGGAGGAGGGAATGGTACTGCCGCTGCTGCATCGGCTGCAATTTCTGCGTCTACGTCTCTATCGATTTTTATACAACAACACTCGACAGTTTTACATTTTGATTTATAGAGGATGGAACTGCCTTTTAAAATTAAACCAATCATAGAAGTTATAAAGAAGGACCAGAAAACCTCACTCATTTCGATTGCCATTTTGAATAAATATTATATTTAATATAATATGTATGTTTTTAAATACTTCCTTCCTTCCACCACTTCCACCACTTTTTAGACATTTCCTAAAACTATTCCTATACGCCAAAACTCCTACCAAAGCACCAAGAATGGTGGAAAGGTAGAAAGGTAGGAAAGTTCCGTAATGCGTAGGGTAATTATTCTATGTTTATTTGGTGATTATTTTTTAGTTATATTGTATTATTATCCGGAACCTACAGTAATCCAGTTGGGTGCTAGAACGACAAAATTAAAGGTGTATACTTCAGCTGCTACTATTGCACCAGCAGCAGATACAGCTTGGAAGTCAACTTGACCAGCGGTGATGACACAATTCATAGCAACACTAGCAGTTCTTAAAGCCGGATTTCCGCTTTGATTTGTGAGGACACACGCTCCGGCTGGGATGGCGGCATTGGTATAGGTGAGAACACCGGCAGCAAGAGTTCCGGAGCCAGTGCAGATTACTAAATCACGAAGAGACATTTGAAATGATTGTTATAATATACTATAATATAATTATTTTAATACCAAATTGTTTCTAAATATTATAATAATTTTGTTTTAATTATCATAATATTTCTATTTTATTATATTTCTTGGTGCTTTGGTAGGAGTTTCTGCCTCCTAGAATAGTTTTGGGAAATCGTAAAAAAGTGGTGGAAGTGGTGGAATGTAGGGGGCGACAAGCACCCCCCTACGACCCCCTCTGTAAAAGGGAGAGGTTAAAGGAGAACCGTAGGTTCTCTTTACTTTACATCAAGCGGTCATCCACACCCCTTCTGCCTCTACCAATTCCACTACCGCAAACTGCTCTCTTTATCTCCGGAGGGAGTAATTGAGCACCTTGCTTAAGAAGCATAGGAGCAACGGCAGAAGCGAAAGAACCCAAACTATCGAGCAGACCTCCACCGACCATTCGCTCCACGTCGCTGTTGCTGTGGGGCTGCTGGGATGATGCAGAAAGCACATCATCTTTGGTAAGAATGCCAGTGTACGTGGCTGATTGACCCTTTTCGCAAACGAATAATCCGCTGTTGAGGGTAATTAGAACCATTTCGATAGGCATAGCAACGGCGGATGCAAGGGGGGCTGGGATGTAATTCTCTACATTTAAAGTGAACTGCAAATTAAAATTACCCAATGAACCGCTGGAATAGTAGTCCTCTGTGATTTGAAGGTGGCGACCCATATCGAGAAAAAGGTACGAGCCGGAGGTAGCAATCTGTTTGCCTCCACCGGTTGCGGCATTGGCGACATTTGCAAACCCCCTAAATTCCTCCCACGATTGATTGCTGCCAGCTTCAACTGAAAACCGGTACAACTGGTCTTGGGTTGCGGATGCCAAGATGCCGGACTGGTTATTAAAATTAAACGAACATCCGGTAATCGCCAAAGCACTGTCAGTATCAGCAATGAGCTGAGATGCTTTAGATTTGCGGACGAAAATCAGCAACTTGTCCGGAATTTGATTGAGCTGGGTGGTAGTGAAAGTAAGACGAGTAGTTGCTGGAACTATAATGGATGACGATGCTGCGGTAGTATTGACACGAGTAGCGTAAGGAATAGAAGCAGTAGACGTAGACAAATAACGAGGCATTTCGTAGTAGGGGACCACGTTGCGTGCACTCAACATATCACTGGGTTTCGGTGTCAAAAAATTAAAGATAAGTTTTGAGCCAGTGTAAGATTGAACGGAAGTGGTAGTGGGGGCAACCTCGTTGTTGTCTAGGGGTAGACCAGAACGCCAAATTCGAGACACATTACTGGTACTCAAATTAAAGGTTATATTTAGGTTCTGTATTCCATAAAAACCTTGTCCACTGTTGGCATTTTTCGCAAACATAAAAGGGCTGGCGAGAAGGGGTTCGCGAACGGTGTATTTGATAAAATAGGAAAGAACGGCTACAGCTGGATTGACGAGGGTTGGTACAGCGACGATTTGGGTTGCACCGACTGCTGCGTCGAAGTTGTTGGTTCCACTGACTTGAACGTCGTTGAATGAACCACGAGCATAGAGGTCATTATCGAGAGAGTTGGTAGTGTAGTTGCCGAGAGGGTTGTTGTTGGCACCGACGGCATCTTGGTATTTGCCATAAATGTCAAACATATTGGGACACATACCGTTGTACCTCATCAGTTCACGCTTGTCGTTAAAGCGAAGAATGGCTGGTAGGACATCATTCATATTAATTGATACCGAATTGTTGTTAATTGTAAATTGTTGTGTTAAACAAGCGGAATGGAGGGGGAAGGGTCCTAAGGCACCGGCAAGACCCAACTGACAAACTGGGTCGCCTACAGCCATACCGGCGACAAGTGCTGAGGTTTGGGCTGCGATGGGAACATCTACCCTAACAATGACAGTGCTTTCCCAAATAACACGTCGGTCAATGATTGTGGTTTCACTGGGGACGGTTATATTATATGTATGGCTATTCACGTTTTGAGAAATTGCGTTAAATTCGGCAACCGTAATGTTTTGACCGGACTTTTGAACGGCGTATTTGATTGCGTCCTTGCAGTTGAGACGTTCATCACGGACGAGAACCTTTTGAAAATCAGCGGAAGACATATTCTTGAGATGTTATAATATACTATAATATAATTATTTTAATACTAATTTGTTTCTTAATATTAAATATTATATAAGAATGAATAAAGTATGTTTAAATTAATTAATAATTTGAAACAAACTTCTAAATCTATCTCTTTAGACGACCCCTTGAAAGTCCTTTCGGCGAAACATCAATTTAAGAGAGGCATTACAACCACTTCCCAATCTCAATGGATTGAGGCGACCGAACGTATCCTTCCAGTTGACGCTAATTTCGATTGCGGACAAGGGTGCATTACCGTTTATATCGAAGAGGCGGTATTCGGCGGTTGGAGAATAGCTGACTGACGGTTTATATTGCCAACCTTTTTCTAAAGCAACTTCAAAATCTGTTAAAATATTAGCAATACCGCTATTACTGCCGGCGGTAGTGAAAGTAGCCCCAGCACCGAATAATACTGGTGTGCTTACGATGGATGATGCTATAGGCAGTAAGGAAGTTGTGAATACAATGCTTTGCACCGGACACCATAGGGGCGTAGTACAATACTCTTGGGACACCCTTAACAGCGAGCGGTCGATTGGCTGCTGTGGTGGTCCTGGCACGGTTGGGACTTGAAGGGGGAATGTTGCAATAGTACTGACAGCTGCCGCAGTATTTATCAAGTAGGGGTTTACAGTAATCGTATCCGGAAAGTTCATCCTCCAATTGAGACCGGTTGGAATGGGAGCCAAATATCCATTTTGGAAAGCAGAGAAACTGCTAAAGAGGTTATATAAGGGGGCGTTGAAAAACAATTTGATGGGTCCACCAGCAACGAATGCAGCCAGTAAAGTTGGGGTTGGGTTATTAGCTGTAGGAGTTTGGAACAATTGTGCTGGTACGACCCAAGTCGCGATATTCAACTCCTCATTCCAGTACAAGTATGGAAAGTCGGCTGCTGTGTATGGAGCGATTGCTGGAATACCGGCAAGACCTAAAAAGGCAAGAAAACACGTTCTCAAAGCTGTATTCACCATATCAATGAATGGTTTATACGAGTAGGTGTAGTAGTATTCATTGATAATATCAGCAGCATTTGCAATGACTAGCGGTGGGGGTGCTAAACTTGCAGATGATTGAGGGACATATACTACCCTCGTAGTTTGTACAACTTCTACACCTAATACAGTATAACTCATACTGACAGTGTATACTGTGTCGTTGATGTTTCCGGCAGCGACACTTGCTCCTACTAGTGCTTGAGGTATGATGAGGGGTAGTGTAGGCGTTTCAACATTAAACCGAACAACTGATGCAAAGTAGTCGCTTGGATTTGCTAAAAAGGGAATATTCCTAATTTCTGTAAACTGAAGATTGGGTGGTATTTGCGTTCCAGTAGTATCATTATTCAAAATGTTGATATCATAATAAACGTGATATGGCTCGTATGAAATTCGACTGTCGAAATTAATTCCACTCATTATAGTTATGTGTGTTATATATATATATGATACAACAAATTTATTTTAATATTTATTTGTCTTAAATAATCAAAAAAAAGTCGATTTCGACATCCACCGGCTGTAATAATACAATAAAAATACAATTAGATTATTTACTATAGCGATTTCTGTAAATAATCTAAATAAGTATTGTAATAATAAATTTATTATTACTATATTATTACTAAAAAGTGGTCTTGTAAATAATCTAATAGACCCCTAAAAGATTATTTACATAGTATATTAGATTATTACACGCTTTCGACCTCGTCTACACCGTGCGGATGCTCATATGGCTCACTAACAAGGTAATTTACCAGTGTCGAGTGGGGTGATTGTGTTGGTTTTCGTGGTCTGCCAGCTACAGCATAGCCGGCAGTCGAACCTACGCTTTTATTTAATCTACTTGTCGTGTCCTTGAGCTGCAGCTTTGTCTCAATCATAGCAGCAGTCAGTTCCTTCAACTGAGATGAGAGAAAATCATTTTGTACCTTGATTGCCGATATTTCCGCATCCCTTTCCTCAAGCTTCTGTTTATAATTTGCTTCACCAAGAACTATTCTCTTCTCTTGTGCCTCTGCAATTAAATCAGCACTGTCCTTCAATCGCTGGAGTTCACTCGCTGAAATCATCTCTTCTTCAACAAGATTTTCATTAATCACCACAACACCTTCACCATCCTCACTAGGAGGTGAAACGCTCATCGCTAAATGGCGGAGCTTTGCATTGTCATTACACAACTTTACAATCGTGTCTATCGCATATTCCATCGCTGTTGGCATTTTTATGGTTCTATAATAGTAATATATAATTCTTTTTAAGTATGTTATTGAATAATCTTTGTTGATTATTCAATATAGCCCAATCACCACTTCCACCACTTTTTAGCCATTTCCTAAAACTATTCCTATACGCAAAACTACCTACCAAAGCACCAGCCGCACAAAATATAAATTGAAAACTTTTAATCTAATCTTACATTCATCAGTTCCAAGCAACAACAACGACGACGAAAATGGACGCAGCAACCGAACAGATTACGAACGATACAATATTGAATGGTATTGTGTGTAAGCAGTGTAAGAAGACACTTCCACCTCATTCAGCCAAGACCCACCTTGAAGACCCAACCAATTCAATTTTCAAATGCCCCCACAATAATAAAGTGAAGCGTACTGGCTTCAAGTGGGGACAAGAACTCACAAAGTGGAAGATTGCCTTCGAAGAACTCCAAGAAGAAATGGAAAGTAGAATGGTTGACTACGAATATATTTTGAAGGAGAATGAGGAACTCAAAAAGGAGAATGAGGAACTCAAAAAGAACAACGATGTTGGCGGTTGGAGGCTCTACTGAATATTATGCAAGCACCAGCCGCACAAAAATATAAATTGAAAACTTTAAATCTATATTCATAATCTGTAGTTCAAATCACAATGATACAAATTGGAGAAGGGCGTTTCAAATCAAGAGCAAGCACTTACGAAAAGATGGCGAGAAATTTTGTAATACATTGTAAGAAGAAATGGTGCGAAAATGGTGTGGTGGAAGACAATCTTATGGACTGGCTGGGAGACGAAGACGAGGATTACTTCAAACAGTTGTACTTTAAATGTGGTGGATGTCAATATACTATTAGAATGTACGATAGTATAATCCACAATATAGAATATACGATTGAGCATCGTACTCAACCATCTATGACGGTCATTTATGGAATATTTAAAGGTATGGAATATTTAAAGGGGGGTCTAACCCTTTCTGCTAGTCCTCTTTTATGTACGTCTGGTTCATCTCTGCAACCGAATGACCCATCGCTTCCGCTGTCTCCTTCTGCTCAGCCAGCTGTTTCCCAAACTTCTTCGTAGTGTAGATGTGCCTCAACATTGAAGACCCAATCTTCTTCCCAAACACCCTATTCAGTATACGCGTAATCGAATTAATCATAAATGGTTTATCATTCCACAAGGTTAGAAAGGGTTCAATGAAAATGGATGCCTCCTTCTTGGTCTTCTTGACTGGTGCTTGAAGACGACGAAGAATACCTTTTTTCTCAAAATATGTTGCAAGAATATCATAAAGCTCCTTTGGAATAGGAATAATTGTCTCACCATATTTTTTTGATGTCTTGTAATTCCTAAATATAAACCTCTTTCCATTCCAATCTAGAATGTTATTGCCGCTCAATGCCTCACTAACTTCCGGAGTAAAGGCAGACACAACCTTCATATTCATATAATCACTATTGCGACGAGGAGGATTGAGAACGTATAGCGAGAGAACGACTAAATCCAACAACCGATTATATTCTCCCTCTGTAATCGGTGAACTCATCTGTGTTGCATTGTCCTTTAATCCATTATAAATATGTTCCACATCACTCCAGTCAATCCAATTTGCATTCTGCGTCTCTGTCTTTACACCATTATGATTTGCTAAATTTAACGACTTGTTTAAATCAATCATTGTCTTATAATATCGCTTAAGTAGCGTATCTACCCCCTTATCTCCCTTGAAAGAAGACAAGGAAGAAACAATCGAGATTAGAAATCCTCGTTGTGTATTGCCCTTGTACCCTTCCAGCTTCCCCATAATATCTGCATATTTTTTGAGGAAATTGAGATTATTAAGCGGCTTGTTTGCATTCAACTTTTCAAGATTGCGGACATAGAGAGAGACAGAACTATCAGTCAAACCCCTCTCCTTAAGTTTATCAACGAGTGTTGCGGTAAAATCCATATTGTTTGTTATAGATATAATACAGATTATATTTATATCAGTTATGGAATAATATAATTAGATTATATTTCTGGTGCTTTGGTAGGAGTTTTGGCGTATAGAAATAGTTTCGAGAAATCGCTAAAAAGTGGTGGAAGTGGTGGAAGGAATGGAACTAATAATTTCGTCTTAACCCTTTACCACTGTACGCATTTTCTTCCAAATCGGCAATCACCTTATTTTTATCAAGGATAATCTTCGTCAACTGTTTTTGATTAAATTTTTTACCTCGTCCATATCGCAATACATCAGTCAGTCCGCGACCTTGAAAAAAAGCATCGTCTGCCATAGGTTGTCGTGTGTCGCTGTCCTTCATAATCCTCCCATCCGGCATTTGATGATAACCTTTTGGCAACGCACCACCACGACTACATTTCGCAACGCAAGCACGCTCTGCCATTTTTTTAAATAATTCGACACTATCATCAGCACCACCAATACCGTATCCACTAAATCCTAGATTACGCATCATAGCATTACGAGACCAGTTTGGGTCATCAACAGCGTGTGTCAAACCACCACCAATACCGTATCCACTAAATCCTAGATTACGCATCATAGCATTACGAGACCAGTTTGGGTCATCAACAGCGTGTGTCAAACCACCACCGAACAAACCAGCAGCGAGCTTTGTTGGGTTTGGTATTCCAATCTTCCCAAGTGCGCTGTTCTGCCATTCTCTTTCGTCTTCTTCTTTTCGTCGTCTCTTCCCTTCTTCCACCGTCCTCTTTATCCTACCAAATATATCCCCTTTTTCTGCTTCACCGGCAAGATTTTTTCCAATATTACTGACTATATGTTCAAAAATACCACGACCAAGCGGTCTAAACTTTTCATTTGCGTTTCTATACGCTCCAACATCGACATCTTGAAACATTAAAGGTTGTTTATATGATAGTACTATATTATTATTAATTCCTTTTCCGCTCATTAAAGGAATTACTGTTTTAATATTGTGGCATTCAAGTGAACCTTTTGTTGTATCAATCGGTCCAGCATCTGCACCGGCTGGGTTGGCTTTTGAAATAACCTCTAAATTACCATTGGTTATAAACTTGCCAATGAGATTATATAATACGTCGCATTCAAGATAAACACGATGATTATTATTCGGTTCATCCAAATTCACCCTTTCCACTGCCGGATTGAAACTGACAGCAGAACTGATAAGTCCATCCCTCAACATCTCGTCGATGATACTGCCGGATAAACTATGACCAACAGCATAATATATTGGGTTCGGTAATCTCAAATAAGATTTTACAACACCTTCAACCTCCGTTATGTTTGCAACATCCGCTCTATATCTGCTACTGTTTCTAACATTCCTCGCCGTTGCCGCATCAGCAATAATGCCTCTTATAATTGCCATATCAGCCGTCAAGTCATTAACATCACTGAATTGTGTTCCTCGCAATGCTATGATGAAAACATTACTATTTTTATTTACTCGAAAAACTGCCATTGTCGGTGTCTTCGTGAATAGGGTATAACCTTTTATCTGTGGGTCATCTATTGTATCATACGTCGACGCAACCATCTGTGCGAGGTCGTACAATGGCGGCATATCCATCGGTCGATTAATCCACCCATACCTAACTTTAGATTGATTGAATTTAGGGGGTCGCACAATGTAATCACTCACACCAATGAGTGCTGACTTTAGAAGTTGTTGAAAGAACCCCCCTCCCTCCATTTCTTCTAGTTTTTTCTGCAATTTTGGAGACATTTTCTATAATTAATCTATATTATTATTATTATAGTAATTATACATTATTATTATTAAACATAAAATCATTATAATATTATAATATTAACATATATATATATCAACTAAATGTCATTTAACACATTCTGCGGTCAAGACCCAGCAAACGCTGCAACGTATCAACGAGTTCTATTACGCTTTCAAGAGGGTGGAGGCGGAGGTGGTATTGCAGCTGTGAATGCCGGTGTAAATATTGATATTCCTAACCCAGCCGTACCAGTCGTTGCCCTTCAAAACCCCCTAACAGCACCACTCAATCTTGGTAATGTAGATGTTCTTGATACTGCTGGTGCTATGGGGGCAGCAGGAACTTTCTTACAGAGTTTAGGTGCTGGTGCCGGAACAAATTGGGCTGTCGGTGGTGGTGGTATTGCTGCCGTGAATGCTGGAACAAACATTTCTATCCCTAACCCAGCAGTCCCAGTCGTCGCCCTTGCGAACCCCTTAACTTCCGCATTGAATTTGGGTGCGGTTGACGTATTAGATACTGCTGGTGCTATGGGAGCAGTAGGAACAGTTTTATCCAGTTTGGGTGCTGGTGTTGGAACGTCGTGGACTGCTAATGGTGTTGCTAATGTCGCTGCTGGAACAAACATTTCTATCCCTAACCCAGCAGTCCCAGTCGTCGCCCTTGCG